GCATGAACCCTCGGACGGATCCGGGCGGCGACCAGTATTGGGACCAGGGCCCGTCGGGGCAGGGCGCCGAGTCTCTGCCGGCCAAGGAGTCGGACAACGGGCGACCCGTGCCGGCGCCGGCGCCCGTGGAGGACTGAGCCGTGTCGATGGAATATCGCAATGTGCGGTTGCTGGAAACCAAACTCGACGATCAGCCCGGTACATTCTCGGGCTACGGCGCGATCTTCGGCAATCAGGATGCGCTCGGCGATGTGATTCAAGAAGGGGCGTTCACCAACACCCTGAAGGAGTGGAAAGAGGATCGCGGGAAGTGGCCCCCGATGCTGTTACAGCACGGCGGAGGATTCTTCGGCGGAGGCAGTGAAGACATGCTGCCCATCGGCCAATGGACGGAGATGCAGGAAAACCGCCGCGGGCTCAAGGTCGCCGGCCAGCTCTTCGCCCTCAGTACCGAGAAAGGCCAGTACATCTACGAGGGCCTGAAATCCGGGGTGCTCGATGGTCTGTCGATCGGCTTCAAGACGAAGCAGTTCATCCAGGGCACCAAGCCCACCGAACCGGATCGGGTCTTGACGGAGCTGGACCTCTGGGAAGTCTCCATCGTGACCTTTCCCGCGAATCCCAAAGCCAGAGTGACAGCCGTCAAGAGCTTGACGGTGGAGCAACTGCGCGACCTAGAAGGCATCCTCCGCGAGGGAGGACTGTCGCAGAGGGACCGTATATGGGCGGTCTCTGCCTTCAAGCGCTGGCTCCAGCGTGACGCTGGGGCACCGATCAGCATGCCTCGAGACGAGGCGGTGCCGGACGATGTGGCTGAGCTTGTAAAACTGATCGAGCAGGGCACGGCGCGGTTCGTCCGCGAAGCCCTGAGGAGGGATTAAGGCCGTGAGAGAAGCGCCATCCTTTCAAGCTATCAAGGAGGCGATTGACAGCCAGGCGACCGCGTTCGAATCGTTCAAGCAAACGAACGACGAGCGCCTGGAGGCCCTGAAGAACGGCGACATCGTCAGGGCAAGGGAACTGGACGCGAAGCTGGAGAAGATCGAGAAGGACGTCACCACATACGGCCAGATAAAGAAGGCGCTCGAGACGGAGCAACAGATCATCCGCGAGCGGGTCGAAGAGCTGGAATCTCGGGCCAGTTCGCCCGGGAAGACCGCGTCGGCCAAGCGGCAGGGCGAATACAAGGCGGTGTTCGTCGACTGGATGCGGAACAAGGGCCAGTCGCCGATGCATGAGCAGCAGATGTACGACATCCAGCGGCGGATGCTTGAGGCCAAGGACATCACGATCGGGACCGGATCCGCAGGCGGCTTCGCCGTACCCGAGGAAATCGCCAGGGAGATCGAGCTCCAAGAGAAGAAGTTCTCCCCGGTTCGCGACCTGGTCAAGGTGGTCACGGTTGGCACGAGCGACTACAAGGAGCTGGTGAATATCCGCGGCGCGACATCCGGGTGGGTCGGCGAGACCGGAACCCGCAGTGCGACCGCGACGCCGGCCCTCCGAGAGATCACCCCGACCCATGGTGAGCTCTACGCCTATCCGCAGGTCAGCGAGTGGTCGCTCGACGATATCTTCTTCAACGTCGAGGCATGGCTGGCCGAGAACGTCGGGGAGGAGTTCGCCATCCAGGAGGGCGACGCGGTTATCCGCGGGAACGGAACGACCAAGCCCACCGGGATGATCAACACCACGCCGACGACGGTGGACGATTTCGGGTCGCCGTTGCGGGCCGCGGCCGTGTACCAATACATCGCGTCGTCTGCCTCTCCGGACGCGGTGACGGCCGACTCGCTCATCGACGTGCAATACAAGCTGAACTCGCGCTACCGGGCCGGAGCCTTCTACGTCTTCAATTCGAACACGGCCGGCGCGATCCGTAAGCTGAAGAACACCCAGGGAGACTATCTTTGGGCGCCAGGGCTCGTGCCCGGGCAGCCGAACATGCTGCTCGGCTACCCGACGGCGAGCTGGGAGCAGATGGACGACATCGGGGCGAACACCTTCCCGGTGGCGTTCGGCAACTTCCGGCGCGGGTACGTACTCGCGGACCGCGTCGGCCTGAGGATCACCAGGGACAGCGTGACCAACATCGGTCACGTGCGGTTCTACGTGCGGCGGCGTGAGGGCGGGATCGTCCTCAACAACGACGCCATCAAGTTTATCCGCACCACGTAATTGGAAAGAGGCTGAGGCTGCCGGCGGGCTTTCAGGCCCGCCGGCCCTCAGGGAATCATGTACCGGATCATCTTTCACGAGCCATGGGGGTATGGGGGCGCGCAGCCGATGGGCGGCGCGATGCTCCATCCAGGGACCTATCTGGTTCCAGTCGACATTTCGGAGCAGCTCGCGGAGCGGGCCCTGTCCGAAGGCGCGGCTGAGATCGTTTCGGCGTCGGGCCTGACGACCGGATCGGTCCCCAAGGCCGCACTGAAGAAGGGCGGGGGGAACAGGAAGCGTGGACCAGGAAACAATAAATCACTATGGCGCGCCCCGGAGAATAAGTCCCAGGTGGGCTGAGTGCGTTGTCGCCGCAACCGGCCCGTCCCTGACTCACGAGGTCGCAGCGGCGTGCCGGGGGCAGAACATCGTGGCGGTCAACGACGCCTACAGGCTCATGCCGTTCGCCCATGTGCTATACGCCTGCGATGCGGCCTGGTGGGAGATCCACGAGGGGTGCCCTGGGTTCGCCGGCGAGAAGTGGAGCACTCACGAGCCGGGGGCGAACGAGAAGAAGGCTGTGGCCGAGAGGTACGGGATAAATCTCGTCCGCGGCGGCGGGTCGAACGAGTTCTCACTGGACCCGTCGGTCGTTCACTATGGGTCCAACAGCGGCTTCCAGGGGATCAACCTGGCCATCGTGATGGGGGCGACCCGGATCATCCTAGTGGGATTTGACATGCACAGCCAGCGCGGACGCCACTTCTTCGGGGATCATCCGGCCCCGCTGTCCAACGACGTGAACTTCGAGCGATTCGCGGAGAACTTCGCGGTGGCCGCGAAGGCGCTGCCTGAGCGCATCCGGATCACGAACTGCACGCCGGGGTCGCGCCTGACGTGCTTCCCATACGTCCCGCTCGAGGAGATGATCGGATGCCTGGCGAGACGGTAGCGGTCTGCGTCAAGGTCGGCGGCCTGTACGGGCCGGAGTACGTGAACCGGCTGGCGGCGATGGTGGCTAGGAACGCGAAGAGGCCATACCAATTTGTCTGCTTGACCGATGATCCGAGGGGCGTTGACGTCAGGTACACCGACGTCGCCACCGACCTTCCTGGGTGGTGGTCGAAGCTCGTGCTCTTCAGGCCTCACCCTGCGCTCGAGGGGCGCCGCGTCGTCTATCTGGACCTGGACACGGTCATATCAGGCAACATCGACTTTCTTTTCGACTACGGTGGTGATTTCGCCATGCTGCGGAGCTTCCTGCCTCCCTCGGCGTACGGATCCGCCATCATGTCTATCGGCCCGGAGTTCGGCCGGGCGATCTGGTCGGAGTTTCATCGCTCCCCTCGCGGGATTATGAACCGGCTTCACGGCGACCAAGACTGGATCGCCGAGCGGATGGTCGTTCAGCCGGACGTCTGGCAGGACGTGGCCCCAGGGAAGATCGGATCGTACAAGGTGGACAGGCTCGAGGACGGACCGCGGGACTTCGCCGTCTGCTGCTTTCATGGGACGCCGAAGCCTCACGAGGTGAACGGATGGGTGGCACTGCACTGGCGCACGTGATCCTGCGTCATACGCTGGCGAAGCCCAGGGGGTTGCTCCCCTGCTCCTCGGTGCTCGACGTCGGCTCAGGGATCAGGCCCTGCGCCTGGTACGAGGGGGCAGCGCGGCACGTCTGCGTCGAGCCCTTCGGGCCGTACTGCCGGGTGCTCCGCGAGAACGGGCACGAGGTCATGTACATGACGGCCATCGAGGCGTTCTGGCGGATCGACCGCGGGGCTTTTGAGGCCGTGCTGATGCTAGACGTCCTGGAGCATATGGAGAGGAATGTCGGCGAGCGCGCCATCGAGTTCGCCGTGCGCGCTGCCTCGCGCCAGGTTGTGATTTACACGCCGATGGGATTCCTGAAGCAAGAGCACGACGCCTGGGGCATGGGGGGCGGCGAGTGGCAAAAGCATCGGTCTGGCTGGACCCCGGAGGACTTCCCGGGCTGGGACGTCCAGATCGACGGCCGATCCTTCTTCGCGCTGAGGAACGTCTGATGAAGCCGATCATCTCTATCGTGATGCCCTACTACATGAGGCAACAGCTGTTGGATCAGGGCCTCGCGTCCATCCATGGGCAGTACGGGCGTGGCGGCTTGAATTATGAGATCGTCGTGTGCGACGACGGCTCCCCGGTCCCGGTGAAGGCTCCAGGTTGCCGGGTCGTTTCTCTTCCAGTCAAGCATCATGCCTTGAACCCGTGCGTCCCGATCAACCGGGCGGTCGCCGCTTCGATCGGGAACGTGATCGTCTTGACCAACCCGGAGATCGAGCACCGATCCCCGGTCCTTGTGGAGATGCTTCCTGAGCTCAGGCACGAGAGCGATTACGTCATCGCAGCATGCAAGGACGCGCAATCGGGGAAGTGGCTTTGCGCCAGCCATGTGGCGGCCGGGCAGGACGGGCGCGGGCCGATGCCCGCCGGCTCGGGATTTCACTTCTGCGTGATGCTTCGCCGGACCCTCTTCGAGCGCGCTGGCGGCTTCGACGAGGAATATAGGCACGGGTACTGCTTCGACGACAATGACTGGCTGTTCAGGCTCAAGCAGGCCGGCGCCAGGTTCAAGATGCGGGACGACCTGGTCGTGTGGCACCACCGGACCGCCGAGCGGCCACAGTGGCCGGCCGGGGGATGGGAGAGAAATCGGCGGCTCTTCGAGGCGAAGTGGCTGGGATCGCTTTCACGCGTGGGAGGAGGAGGATGATCATCCACAGGGACGTCAACACGAAGAAGGCTGACGGCGCGCCCAAGGATCCCTCGCTGCCCGATGGCGCTCTGATGGTCTGGGTGGAGCACACCGGGGCGAGGCCGGAGCAGAACTTCTCGGGCGGGCTCATCGAGGCGGGGGTAAGCGAGGGGTGGATGAGCCTGACTAAGGGGAAGCTGATCCTCCATGTCAAGCCCGAGGAGCTGGTGTACACGATCACCCGCGCCCCCGGCCGGTACTGCTGCCACTGCGGCGAAAAACTGCCGGACGACGCGACCGGCGAGATGGCGCGGGCGCACCTGGCTGAAAAGCACAAGCAGCAGAAGTCGCCCGATCCGAGCAATCCGGCCGGCTACTGCATGCTGAACCACTACGAGTGCGTCCTGGAGGAGGCGTTGCACGAGAAGTATCGAGCCAAGCGGCCGGGAGGGCGGTGATGGCCAACCAAGTTTTCAACGTCGCGCTGGGGCGGGCGGCAGAGTTCTTTAACCGGGTGGATTCGAACGACCCGGCGCCGTCCGAGCTGGTGGTGGGGATCCTCGCCACGTCAGGGGTCGAATCCGACGCGGTCCTGAAGGACAAGACGACGTGGTCCGACCTGGTGTCCGGGACCACGAACTTCGTCACGAACACGGGGTATGCGATCAAGGTCCTGACGGATGCCGACATCACCTTCGTCGTCGATCATGCGAACGATCGCGTGGATCTGGACATCCCGGATCAGACGTGGACCGGCGTGTCGGCGGGGGACGGGTGGAACGATCTGGTCACTGGGTACGACCCCGTGGGGTCGCAGACCTTGACCGACATCATCCCTATGACGCAGCACGACTTCGTGGTCACGCCAGATGGCTCGGACATCACGGCGCAGATCGCGGCGGCTGGATTCTACCGAGCAAGCTAGCACGGAGGGTAGATGCCACTGCTCCTCAAATCGCGCCTCGCTCCGATTAACCCTGAGCGGCTGTCTGAGGAGATCAGGGCCGCGGTGGGTGCCGCCCTAGAGCGCGATCCGGGCTATTCGGGATTCGTTGAGCCGCCCCACCCACCTGGTGAGTCGGTGCGTATATACGTCGTCAGGACAGAGCCCGGAGTCAATCGTAACGTGTTTGGGCGGATTAGGTTTAGTGCCCTGGAGGGCAGCGGCATCACTGCTGCAAGGGTGAGCGAGCCTGGCACGGCGTTCTGGAATTTCGACGCCGCGCTTCCGCCGGACCAGCAGGAGGGGGCGCTCCTGCATAATGAAATTGAGACGAAGCCTCAAGGTCTAGCGCGAGTGGTCGCCGTGACCGGCCCGCTCACCGCGATCGTCAACGTGCTCCAGAAGTTTAACCAGCGAGAGTACGGGAATTACATATACTACAATTACTTCCCGCCCGGCCAGATCATCCTTCGCCCAACGCGCCCGCTTCTGCCTGGGGAGGATGCCCAACTGGACGCGCTGATCGCCGCGCACGATCCGACGCAGTTGTCTGCCAACCAGCAGAGACAGGACCGGGACGCGGTGACGGCGCAGCAGGTGGCGCAGGTGTTGGAGCGGGGCGCATGGGACGGGCTCACCCTCCCGCAGAGAGTCGAGGTGCTCCGGCGGGCCGCGCTGCTCCTGGGCCGGAAGGCGTACCACAACGAAACGATCGAA